GCGTACCCGTGATGGCATTTGCCATGTCAGATCCTTTGACTCGTGACGATTACTCAGCCAAAAAGGCCACGGTTGCGCACGGTGTCTCCGCGACCGACGAAGTTGCCCCGGATCTTCTCTGCGTACTCCTTCATCGACATCCTGGCGATGTCCTCGGCGGAGTACTGCTGAGTGGACGGAAGCATGTCCATCGGTCCCGTCGTGGAGAATCCAGACGGGGAAACGCCCTGCTGCTGTGAGGCGAACTGCTGCTGGGTGCCACGAACCTTTTCTGCGATAGCGGCGGACTTCGCCTTGAGGAGCTCGATACTTCGATCGACTTCCTCACGTGTATTCCCATCGACCAGATCAAGAAGCTCCGGAGCGATGCTGTCCTTCTCCTGCTGGATACGGGCCTGCGTGTAGTCGCGGAGCTGTGCGAACTCGCGCTCCTTCTCCAGGAGCTGCTGCTCGCGCTGGCGCTCGGCCTGCATCTCAGCGAACTTCTCTTCCCATTCCCGCTGACGCTGCTCAAGGAGTTCCTTGGCGGTCATCTCGGACTCGCGCTTGGCGCGGGCCTCTTCCTCCGCCTGCTGGCGTGCAGCCGCTTCGGTCGCCGCCTGCTCCTCGCGCTCCTTGCGGAGGGCCTCCAGCTCCTGCTGAAGGGGGCTCAGAGTGGTGACCTGTTCCCGAAGTTCGGCGAGCTCCTTGTACAGCTTGTCCTTCTCCTGCTGACGGACCCGGGCGAGGTCTTCCTCGGTGTAGGCCTTACCAGCCGGGCCGTTCGTCGGCGCCTGGGAAGGCGGGACGGCGGGGCCGTTCGTAGAGGTGGACTGCTCGATGGGTGTAGCCATTATCTCGACTCCTGTGCCGGTGAGTTCTCCGAAGTTCGGCGGGGCGGAGTTCGAGTGCCATGCGCCTGTGTCACGAGTTCTGTAAGGATTTTGTGTGCGTCTTGTTGTGGCTTGAGCCCGGTATTCATCGGGCTTGTCGCCGGTTGCCCCTCACCACTAGGGGTAGGAGGCGCTGGCGCGTCTACTCCTTCCGGAGGTAGACCCGTCTCTTGGAGAATAGCCGAATTGATCTGAGCTCTTAGCATGTCGAGAGCGCCCTGCTCTTCAACGTCCTTCTGGAGCTCGGCAAATATTTCGGCCATCTTCTCGTCGGGGAACTCCTCGCCAAGCGCCTTGAGCGCCCCACGCTTGCTTTCCAGGCCCAATTCCATCTTGAGCTGGATCTCGTTGAGCTTGACCAGAACATCGACCGGAAGCGGCTCGGGCCACTCACAAGTCGTGAGATAGACCTCGGGGTCCTTGGGGTCGATCTCTTCGTCCTGGTAGTCCTGCTGGATTCCCTCGGTGTCGGGGTTGTACTTCAGGGACTCGGGCTCGAAAAGGAAGAGTGTGCGTAGTGCGAGCTCGTTAATCTTCTTCAGGCCTGGCTCGTAGCTCATGAGCTTCAGCGCCCGGCGCTGCATTGCGCTCTGGTACTGAATTGCGAGGGCCACCCCGCTCGTATTGGACACCGCCTGCACCTGGCCGAGTGCCGTTTCCGGTACGCCCGTCATTTCGTGCATCATGCGTTTGATCTGTTCGAGCAGAGCGATGGGTCCGTCGAGGTCTACGAGGCCGTCCAGGTTACTGATGGAGGCATCCTTGGAAGGTATAGACCACACCTTCTTGGCTCCGCGCTCCAAGTTACTTGCTTTGGCCCCCGTAATTACAGTTACGGGCTCTGCGTGATATGCAACAATCTCCGCGATCTGCGTACTGGTCTCGTTGTACTGACGGTTCAGGGCGAGGATGTCCTGCATGTCGCTCATGCCCCAAGGAGAGCCAGGGACCACCATGTTGGGGATGTGAACGATGGGGATCATGCCGAGAGGGTTGGGACGCGGGTTGACGATTCCTTCGCCCTCGATGAGCTGGTCATTGATGTACTCGGCTATGGTGTCGTCTGTGATTCGCTCACAGTAGGTGTAGGCCTGCCGAGTTCCATCAGTACCGATGCCCCAAAAGCGATATTTGAGGGTATGCCTGATCAACCTCTCGCGGTCGTGTGGGTGCCATTCCGGAAAGCAGTGTGCGCTGTTGAGTGGCAGGATTCTCACTCGCGCCGGATGTTCATTACCGGCGGGATCCTTGTATCCGGGGTCGTAGGCCACCTTGATGAATGCGTCACCCGAAACTCCACCCTGGAGTCCCATCTCCCAGATGACGCTCTTCTTGTGGTTGTCGACTTCCCAGATCCGCTTCAGGAGTGCTGGAACGACATGCTCATATTTCTTCTCGGCGCCGAAATGCACACCGCGCCCGAAAGAGAAGTTCACGGCGTACTCAGTCAGGGCACGAGCGTAGTTGGCAGTGACCTGGGTTTCGCCCGGGGCTGCACGATAGGCCCACATGTAGCCGAGGTACGCCGCCCAGTAACTGGCGTAGCGGCTCATGCGCTGTCCGTGGACCTCGAACTCTTCGTCGCTGAGCTCAATCAGGCCGAGGGGGCTGACGCTTACGGCCAGATCGCTCGCCTGCGCGCGCATTGCGGGCGGTGCAAAACTGATCGACATAAGTCCCCTCGAAGCTCCGGTATGGATGACGCGGAGTACGAGGGATGATCACAATTTGCGTCCAGTGCTTATCCTCGCATAGCGAGTTGCGCTGCTTATAGGTGCGGGAAAAGCAGAAGGCCCCCATAGGGGCCTTCATCGCTGTGCCGCGTTCTATCAGGTGATGGTGACGGAGTTCGACGCGGCGGACGCGGCGGACGAGCCGTAGTTGTTGACGGCCTTGACCGTGAAGGTGGTCGCGCCAGCGGTCAGGCCGGTGAGGGTGGCCGTCGTCGCGGTCGGCTTGACGGTCTTCGTGGCGCCTGTGGAGGCGGTCACAATGTAGGAGAGGTCCGGCTGCGGGACAGACGCGGCCCACGTGACGGTGGCGGTGCCCGAAGAGCCAGCGGTGGCGACGGGAGTGCCCGGGACGCCAGGGGTCGCCGTGTGGGCTTCAGGCTCGTTCCGGCGCTGGTTGGTCCAGGCGCCGTAGTACTGCGGGGGCATCTGGCTCGTGTCGGCGCCGTCGGCCGCGTACTGGGCCTGTACCGCTGACTCGATGTTGGTGTAGCTCGACAGCGGGTGCGTGCCGCTGTTCTGGCTGGAGCCGCTCGACGGCGGCGTGTATCCGGGCCACTCAGACATTGGTTACCTCAGTTCGTGATGGATGGTCAGTCGCGGATGACGGCAGGAGCCACGCGCTCCTGGTGGCCGCCGTCGCGGGCGACCTGCTCGTAACGGCGCTCGGCGACCGGAGAGGCTCCGTGCGCGAACTCCCCCAGGTAGGTCGGGCTTTCGGTCCATGCGGCAGAACCGGCGTGAGCACGCTCCTGCATGGTCTCGGCCGCGCTCTTGATACCGACCTGCTTGTTGTGGGAGTCACGCCCAGCGGTCTCGTATCCCTGGCGGGCACCGGTCATGAAGCCGGACGGCACATTCGGGTCAGTCGCCAACCCCTCTTGAAATCGGAAAGGCCCTCGACGACCGGGGGTTGGCGTAGCGGTTTCCCGCTCGTAGTGGGTGCCCGCCTGCTCCGGAAAGCCCGGAGAGGGAGCCAGATTTCCGGCCATGTGTACTCCTTAAGAGACGTCTCGGTATTCAGCGTAGAAGCGTCTGGTTTCACACTGTTAGCTGGTCGCGGGGTAAGTCCACCCGTAGGCAGGCGGGACTTTATCGATGGGGATGATGTTCGAGTCGTCGATGCGAAGACTGTAGAGCTGCACGGGGCCGGTTCCGGATTTGGCGCTGGGCACGCTGATGGCGAACTGCTGTCCCCCTGGAATGGCTTCTCGCACTGTGTACGTAAAGGGCGCTTCCAGGGCCGTGGAGTCGGAGCTGGGCAGCAGGGCGTCAAGCTGGCCGAGGTGGATGGGGTAGGTACGGACACGGGGCATGACGACGGCGCCGGAGGCCTTGTCCTCGTAGCGGGCGTTGGGCCTGATCAGGAGTCGCCCGGAGATGGGGTGTCCCTCATCGTCCATGTACGTTGCGACGACGTTGACCAGCGGAATGTCTGACGGAAACGCAGGCGGAGGCGGCTCAGATCCGGGCGTGGTCCAGGTTCGGTTCTGGATTGTCCATCCCTGGGTCCACCATGGGTCGTTGGGGTCTGTGTGGGCATACGGGTCGGGTCCTGACACCATTGTTGTGACTCCTAGGCGGCATAGAGGAAGTTGTCGGATTGCTCGACCTCGGCGACGGCGAATTCCTCGCTGAGGGATACGGCGATGGCAAGGCTGTCCACGTAGTCGTCGTGGGCGCCAACTTCGTCCGGGGCTTCGACGATTATGTTCGGTCCTTCATAGCGGATTTCGACGTCTTCCATC